AGAAAACAGACCTTGACGCAATTTGTCCAATTCGCCAATCGTCAACTCTTTGCCGATTTGATTTTTCATCATTTCCAGCGCAGCGAATGTCTGCTTATCTACATCAGGCACATAATTGGCAGCGGCAGCGGCAGCCTGCGAACGCGTAAACAAGTCATCTGCGGCTGTTAATGGTGCTTTCAAGCCGGAGGCATCGACTGCTGAGTAGGCCGCCTTTTTGGCGTCTCTTAGGGTGTCCAATGACGGGCGGTCAGACGCGCGCTTGAAAAAGGTATTGACGGTCTTGTTGATGCCAGAAATAGCAAGCGGCGCAAAGAAAGCGCCAGCCAGTCTAGCATAAGGCTCAAAAACCGTGCCTTCTGTTGCTTGACCTGCGGTTTCGCTAAGAACAGCAGGCGCAAGGCCGTAACGCAGCATTGTGCCGGGTCCACCCAACGCGCCGGGGAGAAACTCGCCAATCGTGCCAGCGTATGCGCCAGCAGTTCCGGGCGCGCGGAACTCACTTTCCCCGCCCGTCGCTGCTGCGAGCGCATCCTGAATGCTCTGCCCAGAAAGCAGGCCGGGCGCGCCAGTGACTTCTTGTGTGGTTTGCAAGTCCGTGCCGAACAAAGCGTTCGCGGCCCTAACCGCGCCAGTGTTCAACAGGTCGCCAATCGTGCCGGGGAGACCCGCAAGCTGGGCACCGCCACGCATCGCTCCTGCGCCAACGCCCCGGATCAACTCACCAGCGCGTTCGACGGGCGTGTCCACAGCGCCGCTGCCGATCACGTTTTCGTAGATCGTCTGGCCGACGGTGCGCTCAGGCCGCATCATGGAGGCGGCCTGCTCATTGGCGGCTGCGGCTGCCTCTGCCGATCCGGGCTGCATTTCCAGAGTGCCAGCCTTGGCGGCTGCAATTCGGTCGCGCATGGCTTGGCCTTGGTCAACCGGGGCGGCAGATGCAGCATTTCGGGCGGCATCAATCAGACGTTTTGCCGCTGCTATGTCGCCCGCTGCATAAGCCTTGCGAGCGGCCTCTTTAAGCTGTGCTTCGGTGTATGCCATTAGTTGCTTCCCACCCCCAGATAGCGCAAATCGTCTTGCGAAAGCCCTTCAGGTGTTGCGGCCCCACCAGTAGCAGGCGCAGCCGTTTCCAATTTTGGAAGGCCCGCGCGCACGGCATCCAAGAAATCATTCATCGCCTTGGTGAAGTCACCAATTTCTTGAGCGGCATTCATACGAATAAAGGCCTGTTCCGCTTTTTTGCTTTCAAAATCAGTGATGGCGCCACCGCCCTTGAGAAGCTGGCGGGCTTGCAAGAAAGCTCCGCCCTGAATTTGATCCATTTTGGATTGGACACGCGCCGCATCAGCCGTGATGTTCGGGGTTCTGCTGGCAATAGGCCCAAGCATGTTCGGAAGATACGGGTCATTCAGCAAGTCATTGACTTGGAATTCAAGGGTATTGAAAAGCGCAACTTGCCCCGGCGCAGCAGCAGCGGCTTCAGCGCCAAGCGTGCCTTCGCGCCGCGCGCCATAAATACTGCGCTGATATTCCGCAGACCTTTCTTGAGCCTTGCGGACGTAATCCAAAGCAGCTTGACCAGAAAGCACCTCACCACCAACCGTGCGAACCTGCACGCTGCCGTCTCGCATCGTGAGAACAACGCCTGATTGGTCTGGCAACTGTGCAGACGATTGAACATTCACGTCAGAGCCAGCGGGCTTCAACGCCTCGGTCATCACGTCTTGCGGCGAAGCCCCAGCCTCAAGGGCAGCCGCCAAGTCATCACGCCCGCGTGAGCGAAGCCACTCGGCAGTAGCATTACGCTGCTTTTCGGAGGCACGGCTTTCGATGCCTTGCTGCAACTGTTCGATAAGCGCCTGATTGGGGTTCAGCGTCATGCCCTCAAGGCCAATCGCGAGGCGGGCGCGTGCGTCACGACCCTGCGGCCCAAAGAAGCCACCGAGCAAACCTTGGCGCTGAGGTGCAGCCTGTGCAGGCATCGGTGCGGCTTGCGCTGGCGCTGCGGCTGGCAGGCCGGTAATTCTCATGTCTTGCACGGGGATGACGTTGGGGTTCATGCCGCCCGTACCGATACCCGCGCGCATCAATTCTTCGCGTGTGATAGCCATTTAGCCCCCCAAAAGTCCGAAGAAGCCGCCACGCTGCTTGGCCAAAGCGGCCAAACGCGGGTCTTCTTTCTGCGTAAGAATATTCCAAAGGTTAGAGATAGGCGAGGCTTCCGCGTCCTGCGCGATGCCACGGGATGCAGCCAAGCGAGAAAGCAGGCCCATGCCCTCAAACGGATCGTCCATCGTGGCAGGCCGAAACGGCACGTCGTAGGTCGAAGCGCCTGCGTTGCCCGTCGCGCTGGCGGTTACTGGCATGGTGCCGATGCCGAGAGCCTTGTTAAACTTGTCAACGTAAACGCTGCCTGTGGTCCCGAGAATGTCGCTGCGGTTTGCCCCTTCAGACAGGGGCTTGCCGGTGAACCAAACAGACGCCGCATCCTGCGGATTGCCATACTTTTGAACACTCGATCCGAAAGCCCCAGCAAACACGGCGTCCTGCGCCTGCGGATTGGCAAGGAATTCTTCCGGCGTCAAGCGACGGCCATAGTACTGCTCAGTCCAAGGGCCGATATTGAAATCCATGACCTGATAACGGCCATAAGCCCTGTTGCCCTTCTTTGTGACCGGGCCAAGCGCAGCGTAATCGCCGCTTCCGGCGCTTTCGATGCTCGCAATCGCGTTGGCGTAGTCCATCACGCTCATCAGGCAGCCCTCAACTCACCGATCAGACCCGCGTAGTTCACGCGCAGATAGCCGTCAGCGCCGCGAGACACATGCTGCGGATGGCTCACCGCAACCTCGTCGGCAATCACGCCAAACGTGGGTTGCTTCGGATCGGCCAAACGCTTGCCGGTTTCGTTCCAATTCCAAGTGTAGAACCGAACACCGCCGACCTCGCCCGCAGGCTTGATGTCATCTTTGAGACGGATGTCAGACAGCGCCCCCAGACCAAGCGACAGATAGTTGAACAGGCCGGGCTGCTGCGTCGTCGTCTGCGTCTGCTGCCCCATATTCGCGCCGCCGAGGGCAGCCAATGTAGCGTTGAGCGACTGACCGGGCGCACCCGTGAAGCCGCCATACTGCCCGCGTGCCGCGTCAATCAAAGCCTGATTGATGGCCTGCTGCATCGCGCCTTGCTGCGCCTGCTGTTGCGTGATGCTCTGGCCCATGTTGAAGCCCTGCTGAGACAGACCGCCAAGCGTTCCGGCAGCGCCCGCACGCAGGCCCGCCGCAGATAGTGCGGCAGATTGGTTAGCAAGCTGGGCCTGCAACCCTGTCGATTGTCCAAACTGTGTAGCGGCAGCATTAGCCGCTTGGTTGGCCAAGGCTGCCTGAAGACCAGTTTGCTGGTTCATGCCTTGCGCCTGCAACCCTGTCGATTGGCCAAACTGTGCAGCGGCAGCGCGGGCTGCTTGGTTGGCCTGTTCAGCTTGCGCGCGTTGTGATTGCGCAAACTGGGCTGCCGCCGACCGTGCGGCTTGGTTGGCCTGCGCTGCCTGCAACGCGGCGGCTTGGTTGGCCTGCTGAGCCTGAAGTGTGGTCGATTGGCCAAATTCGGATGCGCGTGCAGTTGCCCCTTGGTTGGCCAGAGATGCCTGAAGCTGGTTTGCAACGTCCTGCTGAGACGCCCCGAGAGCCGTTTGGAAGCCCTGCGCGCGAAGCTGCGATGCAAGTTGCCCGCCCTGCTGTGCGAAGGCTTCGTTCGTCAGAGCCTGAGCCACGCCTTGGCGAGACCCGCCGAAAGCCCGAGCCGCCGTTGCCTGCGCGCCCATCTGAGCCATCTGCCGCATACGCTGGCGCTCAAGGTCGCCCATAGAGCCTTCGATGACCTGCTGTTCATAAGGGTTAAAGTATTGTTGGATACCGCCAAGGGCGGCCTGCGCAGCCACCTGTTGCGGGTCATAGCCAAAAGTCGTTCCAACGCGCTCAGCCGTCAGAGCATCCGGCGTGTACCCGAAATTTGTGCTTACCGCGTCGGGTGTGTAGCCAAACGAAGTGCCAACCTGTTGGGCCGCCACGTTGCTCGGCGTGTATCCAAACGAAGTGCCAACCTGCTGGGGCTGGAATGCCGCCGTTGCGTTGGCAGCGTTGATCGCGTTCGTGTAAGCGCCAGCCGATTGCTGGAAGACGTTCGGCTGCGTCGGGGCTGCGGGCTGCGTCGGGGCTGCGGGCTGCGTCGGGGCTGCGGGCTGCGGCATTACAGCAAGTTGAGCTTGGCCGGGCTGTGGGCGAGCAGGCGTGCTGTTAAACGGCGTAGGACCCCGGCGAACCGCTACCGCAGGAACAGTGGCTGGCGCAGCAGCCGGGGTTGCGACTTGTATTGGGTTTGATCCACCAGCCATGATTATTTCCCCCGTCCCATGCCGCCGCCGCCGTCACGCCCGATAGGGCCAACGCTTGAAATTCTTCCGCTCATCGGGTCGGGCAGGCCAAAGGAGCCTGTTCCCCCACCTGAAGATCTGTTCCCGCCAGACGTACCGCGATCTCCATCACGCCCACGATCATCACGCTGGCTGTTTGCCGGAGGGATGGTAGGCGTTGGCAGCACAGGAAGCGTCGTAATCGGTTCGAAAGTGTTGATAGGCTGCGCGCCGGTGATCGGGTCAACGAACATCCCTGTGATGGCGTTGTATTGGCCCGGTCGGCGGGTCTGCAACTCAGCCAATGCTTGATCGTAAAGGCCGCCAGATGAATAGCCCTGCACGCCGCCTGCGAAAGTCTGCGGCGTCGGCATACCCTCCATGCCCGTCATGCCACCACCCGGCAGACCGAAGGCCCCAGCCGCGCTGCTTGTGCCTTGCATGGACGCCATCTGCATCGGCGTCATGGCGGCAACGTCAGGCCCGTAATACGGGGTGTATCCGATATTGGCCACGGCTTGCCCGCGCGCCAAATTCTCTTGGGCTGCCTGCTCAAGCCAAGCAGGAATTTCAACCTTGCTCGTAGTCGAACCGCCTTTTCCGCCGCTCATTCGAAATTCCTCTCCAACACTGTCATCACTGGCCTGTATCCGTGCTTTGCAAGAACTCGCTCCCAGCCACGTCGCCCAGCGATTGTCATTGATGTGCAGCCCTGTGTCTTACCCCAAGCCACGGCGGAATCAATCATGTTGACGATTGTTTCCATTTCACCACCAGCTAAAAAGACGTGCAGGACACGTTTCTTAGGATATACCACGATTTCCGTGACAGCGCACCCCTTTTCAGCAGGCCACAACTGCATGCGCCCGCTCAGGATGCCGTCGGCCACATCTTGGAAATCATGCGACCCGCCGCTGTACTCTAGCGCGTCCTCAATCCACTTGCGGCAATGCTCTAAGAGCGTCATGCCTGCACCCGACTGATGGCCATCGTCGCGGAAGGCGAAGCTGGGGCATATGCAGTCGCAGCATGGGCGAGAAGGGAGCCGCTTGTGCTGGTCGTGGCGACCATTGTGCTTCCCGTTATGTTCGTGCCATTCACGCGCGGCCAGAACCTGAATTCCAGCGTGCTGGCCGAAGACGATGCAATCTGCGCTGTAAACGAGACGCGATACAGGCCGCCCTCAGAGAACACAATGCGGGTAGGGTTCGTTCCGCTTTTCGTAATGCCATCAGCAAGCGACGGCGCGTCAAATTCAATCGCATAGGCCGTGTTGCTGGCTGCTGCGGTAATCGTTGCATCCTGAGCGAAGATGGCGTGACCATCGCCCAGCACAACCTGCCGCCACTCGCCATTCTTGGAGACGACAGGATAGCCGCTGGAGGCGTCCCACAAAATAATTCCGTCAGTCGCAGGGCTGGCATCGCTCGATTTGAAGCTTAGATTGTCCCACGTCCGCGCGAGAAAGCGGCGCAATTCCTCGCCCCACCCGCGCAAGTCCTGCCCGATAACCGGGATGCCAAACCTCATCGACGCCCCCCAGCATCAACGTCAAGCCTCGGGATGCCCCAGCGCCAATCAGCCAAACGCGCGCCAACAACGCGCATCGAAACTTGCCGCCCGCTAAACCGCACGCTGGTCGGTGCCGCCATCGAATACGGGCCATAAGACCGCTCGGTGTCATTCGGATAGAACCGGGTCTTGAACGTCGTAGTCACGTCGCCCTGCGTTTTCTCGTCCGGGATCAACTCTTTGGCCATCATCGTTTGATCGCCAACGCCGATCTGCACCGGGCCACTTTCGACATAAACCTCGGCACCGCCATAGTTGAAGCCAGTTTCATGCGCGTAGATCGGCCCTGTCGGCGCAATCAAAATCGGGTTGCGGAACACGCCAGCATCGACGCCGCATGTGCGGGCCATCGCCCCGATAGTCCAATACCCTTCGGCGTAGTTGTAGGCTACATATCTGTCGTTTTCGTTCGACGTGGCGGATGGGTAAAACCACCAAACCTCATTCTGAAGGCCATTCGCCACGCAGGCGACCTTAGAAATTTGCGCGATGTTCAGATTGCTGAAAACGTAGTCCGACACCTCGGACGGCAAAGGCTGCACGCCGCCGCCGGTGAACGAGTAGAACCCGTCGCGGCTCATCCAGAACACGCCAGCATCGACGGCTGCCGCGCAATTGCGTGAGGCAGCACCGCAAGACGATCCGACACGCTCAAAGCCGTAGACAAAGGGCGGGCCTTGGTATGTCGCCGTGTGCGCGTCCACGTCGGTCAAGATCAACGCCTGCCCGCGAGTGCGAAGCGCCAGCATGATCTGGCCGTTGGTCTGCAACTCCAGATCGCCAGCCTCGTTCGTCGTGCTGGGCGTCCAGACTGTGTTGTTTTCTCGGTCGGACCACTGAACCTTGCGAGGGTTGCCGCCAGCGCCAAGGGCAAACAGGAAACGCTCCTCGGTGACGAGGATGCCGCTGTTCCCGGTCGGCGCGTTGGTCACTACAACGGCATCGTTGGCCGTGTTCAGCGTCCATTCATAAATGTCGCCGTCAGCGTTAGAGCAGGCGACAAGATACTCGCCCCAGTTATCCAAAGACCAAGTCGTCGCCGGGATTGGGGTTTCGCCTTCTGGCCGCTCAGTTCCGTAGAAGCTGACGCCATAAAGCCCGCCGCCGTATCCATCATTTGCATCTGCGCTGACAATGCCAGCCGTCAGCCCAGATGGCGTAATGTCGGTCACGGTGTTGCTGGCACCCATGACCTTCAGCGCGTTGTGCGTCCCAAAGGCCAGCCAGCGCGTGCCGTTGTTCGCGCGCCACGCAACAGCCCCGCGAGCCACGCCTGTCGCCGTTGCATCGCCCCGCTGAACCCAGCCCCCGACGGGCTGCAAAACCCCGTCTTTCCAGCGAACGAGCGAGCCATCAAACCAACGGCCCGTGCTTTCTAGAGCAGTTCCCTTGCGAGAAATGCCCGGCGGGATTTGAAGCGGGACAAGCGGCATTTCGACCTCACATTAGGCGGCGTTCAGCGCGTCCAGTTTGGCCCACACAGAGGCCGCTGCTTCGTCAGCATCAAACGGCACAAACGCGCCGGGATCAGTGGCCGACGGCTGCGCCCAATCCGCGCCGACATCCGCCAGATATGCAGCCAGATCAGCCGAAGATGAGACAATCTCATAGTCGCCCTCCGCGCCGACCAGCGAGAAGCCAATCATCACCAGATCGCGCGGCGACGGCGTGGCAGGGTCAGGAACCCCGTAAACGCCGCCAACACCATCTTCGCCAAGATAAAGGAATTCGGGGATCGTGCCTTCGGCGGTCAGCCGGTATTTAATGCACTGATAAGCCATTTTGCGCTCCTTCTGCGTATTGGCCGCTGAAGCAGTAAGCTCCAAAATGGCCCAGTTCACACCACGGGGCGGCCCAAACTGTGCC